CAGTAGGCTCCCGCTTCAAAGACCTCTACCTCTCTGGCGGTGTTTACCTTGGCGGCACTGGTAGTGCGAACAAGCTGGATGACTATGAGGAGGGGACTTGGACGCCTAGCCTTGGCGGTACTGCTACATATAATTTTCAATCTGGGTTCTACACTAAGGTAGGCCGTCAAGTAACTCTCGTATTTTATATGGATGTATCATCTATAGGTACTGGATCAACTAGTACCATTACTGGAGTGCCTTTTTCTTCAACAACTTTTGCCCCTGCTTCTGGTGCTATATCAAGATTTACAGGTACGGCTGCCAGCTATGTATCTGCTTTTGGGCAAATAGATAGTTCAAGCATTACTATTGTTGGTAAAACTTCAGCTAGTACCAGTACAGCTAGTCTTAGTCCATTTCAAAACGGAACATCAATATATATGACAATTACATACTTTACATCATAACACCCCTGTTGGATCACAGGGTAGTCAGTCCAAGCCATAAAGGAGATAAACGATGGCACTAACGAAAACAGTAAAGAACGACAAGATTGAGGTGCTGAACCAAGGCGACTGGTCTTGCGTTCAAGTCCGCACAGCAACAATCGTGTCAGAAGATGGCGCAGAGTTAAGCAAGTCATACCACCGCCATGTGGTAATGCCTGACGCTGATCTGACAGCAGAGGATGCAGACGTATCTGCGATCTGCACAACCGTATTTACCCAAGCGGTCAAGGATGCCTACGCCGCACACTTAGCAGCACAGGAGGTATAATTATGGCTGTAACTTACACTTGGTCAGCGTTAAACACTGAGTACGACACCGCAACGGGGGGAATAACCGTTATACATTGGTCGTGCGTTGGCGTAGACGGAGATCACTCTGCGTCTAGCTATGGCACAACGTCACACGAATACGATGCATCAGATGCAGGATTTATTGCATACGATAGCGTCACAGAGGCAAACGCAATCGAGTGGGCTAAGGCTCAACTGGATGCGGATGCAGTAGAGCAAGCTATTGCGGATAAGATTGCCGCAGAGCAAAACCCAACCAGCGCAGCGGGAGTACCGTGGGCTGCTGAATAACATAAAAGGAGATCACTATGACTACTGAAGAGAAAAAGGTCGTTATTGATGATGTTGAATACAAAGAGAGTGAACTATCGGATGAAGCTAAGGCTTGTATTAACCACTTAGGTTCACTCGACAATAAGATTGCATCAGCAGAGTTTAACTTAACTCAACTACGTGTTGGTCGAGAAGCATTCATGAAGATGCTTAAGGATGCCTTAGAGCAAAAACCTGAAGAGGCTTAAGAGTCATGTCAAGAACCCTGTCTGCTGGCGTAACGGAAAACCTAGAAGAAGATGTAATTTACCCCTTCTTTGCAGTTGAACTGTTGTTTGATGTAGGTGATTTCACAGCAGTCGATGGTACAGTAAACAACCGTATCCTACGTCTGTGGACAGGGTTTGGCACTCTTGTATTTGAAGAAAACACATACTATGGTACTGGTAATCTACTAGAGGTTTCTACTGTTGAAGAGTCAGCAGAAATGGCTGCTAAAGGGGCTACCTTAACCTTAAGTGGTGTACCTAGTGATGTTATCTCTTTAGCTCTCAGTGAGCCTTATCAAGGTCGTCAGGCTAGGTTACACTTTGGTCTATTACAGAAGGGTAAGTTGCAGCTTGAAAGCTCTAACTACATCCTACTACAAGATGGTGGTAAGATATTCCTTGAGGATAATAAGACAAGTTTAACTGAAGTATTCGTTGGTTACATGGATCAGATGAGTATCAATGAAGCCCCAGATACAGCTTCTATACAACTTACCTTAGAGAATAGATTGATAGACTTAGAACGTGCAAGAGTTGGTCGTTTTACTTCAGAGTATCAGAAGTCTTTATACCCTACAGACAAGGGCTTTGATTTCGTAGAGAGTATGCAAGACCTTAAATTAAACTGGGGGCGTACTGTTGATTAAGTACCAACAAGAGTTTATTGACTCTGTTAAATCCGACATCCTACCCCTGTTACATTTAGATTGGCTAGAGATTGAACACCAGAAAGACATCAGAGAGTTTGACCCTGATTGGGAGGCTTATGAAGCTCTTGAACAAGCAGGTATCCTCAAGGTCTTTACAGTACGATCTGAGAGTAAGTTGGTTGGCTATTATTCCTGTGTCGTTTCCCCTAGTCTACATTCTAGAGGTCTTCTACAAGCTGCTGTAGATGCTATCTACTTGCATCCAGACTACAGAAAAGGTTTAACAGGCTACAAGCTCATTAAGTTCGCAGAGAAGTGCCTTAAGGAAGATAACGTAAAGATAATCCTCTTAGGTACAACAGAAGTAAACCCCATTGACCCTCTCTTATTGAAGCTAGGGTATAGTAAGACAGAAGTTAAATTCGAGAAGGTTTTGTAAGATGGTCGCAACCGTTGGTGCTTTTCTATTAACTGGTGGTACAGCAGCGGCGGCTACAGCCACTGGTCTTACGCTGGCTTCCTATTATGTAGTTGGTTACCTTGCAACTACTGCCCTTACAAGTGTAGTTCTTCAAGGTCTTATACCTAAGCCCAGAAGCCCAAGAGGTGCGGGGGGTGGCTCTAATACTGCTAATAGGGGTTATCAAGTTTCCACTAGAGGGGCTAGACAAGACCATCAGATTATCTACGGTGAAACTCGTGTTGGTGGTGCTATTGTCTTTGATGCAGTATCAGGTGAAAACAACAAGATACTTCATCGTATAATTGCTTTTGCTGGACATGAGATTGAGCAATTCTCTACATTCTATTTTGATGATGAAGCTCTTACCCTAACTACAGATGTAGATAGTAATGGTGCGACTTATTATAAACCTACAGGGTCAACCAATAAACGTGGGATTACTAGTAGTCGTTATAATAACAATGTTCGTATATACTTAAAGCATGGTGGGTCAGAGAATACTACAGCTATTCAGTCTCTTATTCAGGCTGGTGTAGATTGGAACTCTGATTACAAACTTCAAGGTGTAGCTTATGCTTACTTTAGACTAGAGTTTGATGCTGATGTATTCCCTAATAACGTACCAAGTATAACCTGTAAGATTAAAGGTAAGAAAGTTTACGACCCTCGTACAGAGACTACTGCTTGGTCAGATAACCCTGCCTTATGTGTACGTGATTACCTTACGACAGACAACTATGGTTTAGGAGAAGTTAGCTCCACTATAGATGACGACAAGATTACTATAGCCGCTGATGTATGTGACTACAAAGACTATGATGTAAACGATCCTGACCCCGCCTCTACTAAAACAGGTGGTACTCGCTTTACCTGCAATGGGGCATTTACTACTGGCATGACTCCCCACGACACTCTTACAGAAATTCTTACCTCTATGGGTGGTACTCTGTGGTATGGTCAAGGTAAGTGGAGACTAAAGGCAGCACATTATGTTGCACCTACTGTCACATTTACCACAGATGATCTACGGTCTGCTGTTCAAGTGTCTACTCGTCATAGTCGTCGGGATAACTTCAATACAGTTAAAGGCACATTCCGTGGCCCTGAGACTGACTACCAGCCAACAGACTATGCAGAGGTTACTAATAGTGCCTTCCGTGATGCAGACAATGGTCAAATAAGTGTCTATGACTTAGACTTACCTTTCACCGATGACTTTGATATTGCTCGTCGTCTAGCCCTTATTACTTTAGAACGTAATCGACAACAGCTTACTGTTAGAGCTTCTTTCGGTATGAGAGCTTTCCAAGTGCAAGTTGGTGATGTTATACAGCTTACTCTAGACCGTTTTGGTTGGACTAATAAAGAGTTTGAGGTTATGCAGTGGACATTTGGTCTACAGGAAGAGGGTGACTTACAAGTAGAGTTGACCCTACGTGAGATTTCTGAGAGTGTCTTTGATGATATCGCTGATGGTCAGGTCTACGAGAGGGATAATACAACACTCCTAAGCCCGTTTGAAGTCCCCACTGTTGCTATTACTCCTGCTAACCAGTATGGTGGTATCTTTAAGGTTGTTAGTGAGAAGCTACTACGTGAGCTACAACTTGATGTAACTAGCTCAGATATTAGTCGTCTAAA